TAAACGTAGTAAAGCTTTTTATTCGGCGGGACAATCAGTTGTCGAGTGGCGGTGTTTGTTCCCGTGCACTCGATATACATGTTGCGAGCGGTAGCCGAAGTTCCCGGCGACATGACAAGCGTCACGTTTGCATCGGTAAAGTTTTGCGTGACGTAGCCGCTGATAGCCTGTTCGATCAGGGTACCGAGGTTATTATTAGTGGTACCACCCCAAACGTCGTCTGGCGACAGCCCCAACAACGTCAGGGCAAGGTTGGTCGAGTAGGTAGTATCAGACATATCTGTATCCTATTAAGCAGCAACAGGCACCCAGTCGGGTGTTTCAGCGGTTGTGACCGGCGTCCAGTTTGCGGCTTCCGAATCGGATACAGGCACCCAATTCGCAGTCTCGTTGGTCGGTATGATACCCCAGACGTTGACCGATTCAATATACCCTTTACAGAAAAGTCCAGATAAGATGACATTCGCATCTCCATGACTTGTAACCGATTCCAGCACAGCAACGGCGGTGACTGGGGTAACTACCTCATCAACTGCTACCGTCGCCGTAACTGACTTAACTACCCCCGTGGCCGTAACCGGGGTAACAGCAATACTGATTACAACGCTGACCGATTGAACTGTTACCGTGCCGACAACCCCGGAGACGGGGATGACTTCGGTAACAACTTCAACGGGTATACCAAGGACGCCGGTAGCCGTGACGCCGGTAACAGACTCGTTGGCGTCTTCAGAGACGGTAACAGACTTTACCGCGCCGGTAGCCGTTACGGCGGTAACAGAAACATTGGCGTCGGCTTCATAATTGACCGATTCAACTACACCCGTCGCCGCAACGGCGGTAACTCCTACAAACGCACTAACCCAATAGGATGAGATCGCGTTTTCGGAAATGGATACGTAGCCGCCACCTGCCGTATTGATGTACTGATAAGTAACATCTGATACTGTGCTTTCAGATAGGGCTACGTACCCAAGCATTGGCTACCTACGCTGCCTCGGCTACCGGGGCAGTTTCATTTGCCTTGATGTCAGCAGACAGTGCCGCTGACAGCATTTTCTGGAAATGAAGTCCAGCTTCCGCTGCCTGAAGACCTGCGGACTTCACCGCAATGTCAATCAGGTTGAGCAGTACCTGTGCTTCGTTCTGGTTCAATTCAATTTGCATTTGCGTCCTCCTGTGGACGTAGTTGTGGGAAACAATTATTTACTTGACGGCGATGCTGGCGCATTCCACGGCAACGGCAAAGACTGAGTTGGCGGGTTGATTTGGTTCTCAATGTCCGCGTCAATCTGTGCTTCAGCAGCCGTAATCGTATCAGCAGGTGTGTACTCATTATACCAACCCAATACGATGTCAAAGGTCAACTGGTCATACGGAATGTACGGGTCTGCGGGGTCGTACGGCACTTCAGTCGTCCCATACGCCGCTGCGTTGTGACCGTTGCCGTCAGTCCCGCTGATGACCCATTTAATTGAGAATACGCAATTAGTCTGCCCCTGATAGGTTGGGTAAGACTGAAGGCTATTGAAAGCAGTTTGATATGTGTTTGCCATGATGATTCCTTAACCGATATACCAAGAAGTTCCATCAGTCCACAACGGAACTTTATAGCTGCCGCCGCCCGAACTGATCGTTGCGCCGAAGTTGGCCGAAGTGGCTTGCGTGTTGCTGTCGGTAATGAAAGCTCGTCCACCGGCTCCCGTTGCTGATGGAGACGGAAGCGTTGCATAGGTCAATGCCGAAGTAACCAACATTGGAACCGATGTGCTTCCTGTGATAGCAACGCCAACTGTTGATGAGCTATTTACCCAAACCGAAAGATTGGTAGACTGAGATGCAATGCTTTTGAACGTCGTTGTAACGTCTGTTGTTGCGCCGCTTTGAAACTGAATAGTTCCGGTGTTGGTTTGAAAATTAAGGTTTCCAACGCCGTAATGCGCTATGTAATTTGCGGATATGGATAACGCGTATGCTGAAGTGCCCGTGATTAAAACCGGCGTTCCAGCCCAGTTAACCGAATTATTTGCGGGTAAACTCAAATAACTTGCCGAAAGAGTATTTGAAAAAGTTGCCGCTCCACTTGCTGCAATCGTCAACGCCGTCGTCAACGCATTTTGGCTTGTACCTGTAGTACCAGCAGGAGCAGTCTGGAATATGATGCTGCCACCAGCACCAGTACCAGTACCTTGAGAGCCAGCTATCGTAAAGTTCGCACCCGCCGTGTTGCTCGTACCGGCAACGACGGACTGGACGGATAGCGTCTGGGCTACGGGAGCGGCGGCATCGGCAGCTCCATGCTGTATGTTCGCAGCGGCGCGTCTTGTGAGGAATAAATCAAAAGAATTGGCAGCGGTGCCAAATGAAAATCTACTATTAGCAGGATCAGCGGCAAGTGTTGCTGTTCCGGTTGCCGCAAACAAAAATGGTGAAACTGAGCTGCTTGTATTGAATCCAACCGACGTATTAGCAGTAGAAGCGACAAGCGAGGTTCCAACAAACATTTGCATGCCATTGCCGCCATATCCAGCAATGTTGTAGTACGTTCCTGCGTTTGTGTTGTTATCAATTGACATGTACGGCGCAGGGTTATTAGATCGTATAGACCAATAGCTTGTTCCCGATATTTGAAGATCAACAAATTTACTGTTATTTGCAGACGCAGTATTTGTGATGTTCATTAAGAACGGCGCATCAAATGTAGTAGATGCATTGTTCCAAGTCTGAGTAATGCTCAAAGCAGGTACAGATGTCGTTTGTGTACCAGATGAAATCGTTGCTGTGCCAGCAGACGATAACGTGAGCAAAGTAGACAAAGCATTCTGACTCGTTCCCGTGCTACCAGCAGGAGCAGTCTGGAATATGATGCTGCCACCAGCACCAGTACCAGTACCTTGTGAGCCAGCTATCGTAAAGTTGGTTCCAGCAGTATTGCTCGTACCGGCAACGACGGACTGGACGGATAGCGTCTGGGCTACTGGCGATGCTGCGTTTGCGTTTCCTAATTGCAAACTCGCATTTCCAATAACGGTTAAATACTGAGTGTACTGACCTTGGTCAAGACGCAAAACGATTGAAGCATGAATGCCAGCATAATTGTCTTGTAACGTCAAAGTATTATTTGTGGAAGAAAGATATGCACTTCCATTAGCAACCCAAGAAAAACCAGGGGTGTTAGAAAATCCTGTAGGTAATGTATATCCAGCAATACCACCTCCAGTTGCAGGTAATGCAACAAGAGATTGAGTTGATGTATTAATAACTTTAAATTTACTTGTCCCACCAATTTGCAAATCCACCAATGCTGAATAACCAGAACTAGCTGTATTTGTGATATTCAACAAAGCGCCGGTCATTACTAATTGAATAGTACCCGCATTGGTTTGTGATGCCGACGCGCTATTTGCATAACTAACGCTAGTCGTTGTTGATGCAGTAACAACAAAAATTCCATTGTATGAACTTGGAGTGACTCCGGTTACGGAAATGGTTGCTCCAACAGGCAATGCAGTTGATTGAGTCGCAAACGTAAGAGTAGATACCGTTCCCGTACCGCTGGCACCAGTTGTCGTAATTCCCGACGCGTTCCAAGTCTGCGTCATGTTCAACACGGGGTTGCTGGTTGTTACCGTACCGCCGCCAAGCGTCAGGGCTTTATTGGTGTTATCCCAAACAAGGTTGCTTGACTCTTGTAGCACTGACCCCGTATCGAACATGATCTGACCGGCTGCGCCGCCTGATGTGGGGCTGGTATTAACAATCAACCCGCCTGTCACCCATGAGGTCACACCCGATCCGTTTGTAGATAACAACTGACCTGCGCTACCGCTAGATGTCGGTAGCGTCATTGTCCACGCAACCGTCGAACTGTTGGACGACTGAACGGTCGTTGCATAGGTGGAGTTTGTATTGGTAAGTATCAATGAACCCTGAACGCTACCTTGGGTACCTGTCGTCAAAGCACCCGTGACGGCCAAGCTCGTACCCGTGGCGGCACCAATAACAGGCGTGGTCAGGGTGGGGCTGGTCGCAAGGACAACATTGCCTGATCCCGTGGTCGCAAGATTTCCAAGCGTTCCACCGGCGTTGTATAGGATGTAGCCGCCCGTGCCACTAACGACGGAAGTAGAACCAACCGTCAGTTTGTTCAAGTACGAACTAATAGCCACAGCGGGTAGCGTGATAAACACGTCTTTTGTACCCGCGCTGAACGGCACCAGATTGTTGCTATTAGACGAAGCGTAGACCGTAGTACGGGCAAGCGTTGCAGAACTTAGTGTATAAGTGCCTAGCCCAACTTCCCATTCACCCGTTGATTGACCGGCAATCGTGTAATAGCAAGTATTACCGTTACCAATAACGGAAAAAGATTGAAAGCCCGTTTCAGCCCCACCGAGGGAAATTGACCCCGTTCCGGTGGTTGTCGTGGATTCTTTAACACGATCTGCGTATACAAGCGACATGATTTACACCTTACTGAATCTGGATAATCGCCGTACTCGCAGCCGCCGTGGGGAACTGAACGGTAAAGTTACCTGCCGTTGATGAAACAGTACCACCAAACGACAAAACGCATACCGAACGGTTACCTTGTGAACTGTTATAGATCATGGCACCCGACGACGAGATGGTCGCGGTAGACCACGTGGTGTTGCTGAAACTCAACCATGCAGTCGTAGCCGGTGACGCACCGGACGATGGGGCGTTGGAGATCACGAGCGTGTTGCCACCTGCCGTGTATCCAGTACCCGTCGTTTCATCCGAGTTGCCGGTCATGTTACTGTAGTTAGTCGTGGTAGCACTGTATGTGCCGGTCACGGTGCCTTGGAACAGCGCCATCTTGAACGTATCAGCCGTGTTGGCTGACCGAGCAGGGTTGGTCGTTGAAAAGTTATGATAAGCATCAAGGAGTTCAACCTTGAAGCTTGTCGCCATCGCTTGGGTAATACCGGCCATGTTTAGATGCTCCTGATAATTTTAGCTAGGCCACCTTGGCCTTTGAGTTCAAGTTGTGTGCAAATGGTATTGCGCTCTTCTCGCTGAGCCTGTGCAAAGGCTTCAACAAGCAGTTGGCGAATGTTTTCTTTGAAGGCACGGGCCTGTTCAATGATCGCAGGATGGCTGTTCTGGCCGACGTATAGAATCTTATCTACCGTCATGTCAGCCATTTCTTCTGGATTAAAACCACGATTGTCAGTCGCAAAGACTTTCACGTTACCAACGAATGCCCCGCCGCTCGCCTGTAGACTCATGGTACCGGTATCCTTGTTTGACCACTACGATAAGCATCACGACGATCTTTACCATCCCCGAGGATCTTGAGCAGACCCAGTGACTCTTGATACTTCTGGTCGTATTGCTGGGCCAGATCCTGTTCACCCTTCAAGTAGAGATACGCTTCACGAAGCGACCCGTACAGAAGAACAGTTTCAAAGTTATCCCCAACCCATGACGACCCAGCGGTCACAATCGACTCCGGGTAATAATAGTAGTGAAGCTCTACCCCGTAGTTTACATCAGGCGTCGGCCCCAGTAAGTAAACATATGGCTGGAATTGCGCGTAGTACTGGGGTTGAGCCTGATACCCAGAGGCCGGGAACGACTCACGGATGAAGTTCACGTCCTTATCCAGCAAGTACAAATAGTTACTGCTGGGGCTACCGTAGGTAAACACGGCGACGGAGAACGCAGCCAAATAATCACTAGGCAACGACAAGTACGAGTTACCGGCGCTGATGGTGCCGGTGACGTTCTTGCGGATCGCAGGAAGCTGGACGGAGTTGTAGATCCGCTCTTCAGCTTGCTGGATAAAATTCGGGATGTTCTGGATGAACGACGGTTCAGTCGTTTCGCAGTAATCCTGAATCGCCTGTGATAGCTGCGAGAAGTTCATCAGTCTTCATCCGGGTGGAACTTGCGACCCTTGGTAGCAGCACCATACCCACGGATGTCCATGAGCTTCTTCTTTTTGGTGCCAGTCGGGTAGCGACCTTTGACCATGATGTCGTTCATGTCAATGCCTTCATCCGGATACCCAGTATCCTTCTGACGCCCCGGCTTCCACGTGTTGGCTACAGGCTGAGCGTAATCGCCCATCTTCTGCTTGCCCCACTCAGGGAACTTGTAATCCTGCCACTTGTTAGTCATTACCGTCCCCTCGCGCTCCCGCGCTGGTTCAACGCTCGGGACATGTTGCGCCCGAACTTCTTACGATCCATCGAAGTAGGGCCACCCTTCTTCGTGGAGTCACTGTGTCCCTGATAGGGATTCTTACCCTGCTTGCTGTCGTGCATCATACTTCTCCCGGCGTAACCGCCGCTATTTCACCCAAGTAACCTGTAGTCGTCAGATACGTCACACTAACTTCCGTATTCACCGGCCCTGTCGCCGTCACCGTGCCAATAGCCCCACGGGCCACCAGATCGTTCTGAACCCCGCCACCCGGATTCACGGCGCTGTTTGTTGGCCCTGATCCGTTCATCGTGCTGCTGAACAGGGAGGTGTTGTACCCCACTGGATTCCAGCCCCACTGAATCACTCGACTGCCGCCGTCGCCACCAACCGCACCGGTAGGCGTGTAGTAGCTCACGTCCGGTCGCGGTTCGCGCACAGCTTGCGGATCGTTGACTGGATAAAGCCCAAGCTGCAACTGCGGCTGATCCGGTTCCCAGCATTCGGGGCAAACCTTGATCGTGACGTTCTTGGTCTTGATGACCAAGTTTTTCAGATCGGTTAGCTTGTACCGAAACCCACATCGGTCACACTCCGCAATCGCATTTTTGCCAGAAGCAAACCGACTAGGCACGGATCACCTGTAACCTATGAAGGTCTCACGTGGTACGAACCGAATCGCTGCCTTTTCCCTATCCTCGTCAGCCGCAAGCTGCCAAGTTTCCTGATACTGCTGTTTGAGCATCGCAGTGCGTTGCTCAGCGCCGGGGATCTTGACAGACAACATATACGCCAAACCCGCAACCATCGCGGGTAAGAATCTAAACGGGATGTCTTCGCCATTGACGCCAGTTCCTACATCGTACATACGACGTAGACGCCAATACACAAACGTGTACTGCGTACTGGGATCGGGCGAAGGCCACACGTTGATCTGTGGGTATTGAACCGTACCATCGGCGTTAGTAGCACCCGACTGTCGATTGATCCAGACCTGAATAGGACGCCCTTGGGCGTTCTTGTTCGGGATCATCGCGTAGGTGCTTACCGAGATACGGGTAATGTTGATGTCCTGTTGGGTGTTACCCGAACCAGTACGGATCACCTGATCCAACAGATCCACGGTATCCACAGGCAGGTCGTAGGTAATTACCCCTGTCTGAAGAACTATTTCACCTTGGTCAACCGTCCACAGGTTGATACCTTGGTTGGCCCATTCAAGTACTAGAAGACTAAGAGAACGGCGGGCGGTACGAAGATCGTAACCCGTTCGCATCTCTGCACCACATCGTTCAAACGCTTCTTCAGCAATAGTGTTGAAATCGAGGTTGAACGTCGAAGTGTTGGTCGTCGTCAGTGGTACTGGATAGCTCATCGGATTTTACCGCCCCCACATTTGCGAGCAACAGCAGCGTTATCCACTAAATTCGGGTAGGGCCGACCAGCAGCCTTTGCCCTAGCTTTAGCGGTATTCATCTGCTTATCGCTCAAGTGTTTGGTCTTGCGACCTTTAGGCTTTTCCTTATCCCAGAAAGGCTTAACCTTACCGCCACCGGCATATACCTTCACGGGGACGTTGGCATCTCTCCGCTTAATCAGCCTTGGCTGTTTAGACGGACTGATGATCCCCATCCCACGTGAAGGCATCATGACTTACTTACCGTGCATGTGCTTACGGACATGCTCGTGGTGCGGCATGTGCGTATGGACGTGACCGCCATCCTTGTGATGGTGGGTATGCGGGGTCATGTGTTCCGGGTGATGCTTCGGGGCGTGATGCTTCGGATGCCCACCCACGTGACCACCATGCTTCATATGATGCTTCATCTCAAATCTCCTTATCAATATTTACAACGAGTTTTGCCACGACTGGCTATTCCATCTGCTCTACTAGATGCGGAACTAACGTGACCGCCACGAGCCATCTTAACCATTGGCTTCTTAGGTTTGATCTTGCCACCTTTTTTGTAGACCGAACCTGTTGATAATCTTTGTTTAGCTTGCATTTGTTTGATAAAGCTGTCTATCGCCGCCTGATTCGGGGAAGGCGCAGTTTCTGCGCTTCCAGCAGCCTGTGCACCTTGTCGGTTCTTCCACATGCGCTCGGCGAAGTCACGACCTTTGCGCCACTTGTCCATCATCCCAGCGCCACGGTCAAGGTTGGCAATGCGACCCGCACCAGCAACGTCCGTTGCGCCTTCGGAACCGCCGAAGCCCATAGCTTCGATAGCTGGAGCGCCTAGTGCAGCTGCACCAAGCCCTAGCCCAGCGCCGCCAGCCGCACCGGCTGCTAGCAAGCGACCAAACTGCTTTTCATTCTCAAGCGCAGCCGCTTTGGCCTGTGCCACGGATGGACGTGAGCTGGCATACGCCGCCATATCAGGGTCAAGATACTGACCACCAGCACCACGGGCGCTAGTTGAAGCGACATCTGGACGACTGCCCATCGTGGTAACTTCCGGAGGAGCAGCGCGAGCAGCAAGGGCGGCTTTATTTCTGGCTTCCAACGTCGGGTCAGCAGCGTACTGCCGGCCTTTGTATGAGAAAGTCTTGTCACCAAGCTGTTTCGCAAGCTGATACGCCTTACCGAACGACATCGAGTCGTAGTCTGGCGTAATGTTTTGCGGCATTGACAGGGTAGACATGTCTACCCCGCCGCCATCATCA